TCTCTGGACCGGCGACAGCCCCCAGGAAATGATCACGGAACAATACCGGGAAGAAAGCATCCGGAGTTGGGTGTACCGGGTGCGCAACAATGTGGACGAGGCCCTGGTTTACGCCGGCGCCGGTTATCTGATCTCCGGTGTCACCACGTAACCCATGACGCTGCGAATTGACACCGCCACCGATGCCCAGGCCGCCTGGTTTGACCCCGACGGCCTGGCGCAGACGGTGATTTACACTCAACCGGCCCGGGAATTGGGGACCGCGGCGGTGGAGACCTCCATTTCGGCAGTGATCAGTTACGGTGAGAACCCCGGCGGGGTCGGGCGGGAAGTGGCGGCCGAGATGACCGCGGTTATCCCCCAGGCAAGCATTGCGGCGCCTCGGAAGGACGGGGATTTTATTACTATCTTTGGGGTTGTCTGGCGGGTCCGGAAGATCATGGCCGGGGACGCCTTGGGAATTGCCTGGCAACTGGAGTGCACCCGGGGTGAACAGGCGGTGATGCGGGGGAGGGCCTAAATGATCGACATGGCGCTACGGATTAAGGATTGGGCTACCAAGCATGTGCAGGAGCGGGCCCGGCTCGCCTCCAAGGCCCATTCCGACGCCCTGTCCTCCTCCGGTTTCCGGCTCCGGCAGCTCACCCAAGCCGGGATGCGCCAGCAGGCCCCGGGAGATGTGACCTGGCCGGCGGCGCACCCCTGGAATCAGCGGGGTGGCCTGGCCAAGGCGAAACGAGCTTATGCCCGCCGTCAGGTCAAAAGTGGAGCTTGGGGCAAAATGGGGAGGATATCGGCTAACAAAACTCCCTTGAGCCGGTTGGCCGGTGCGGTGCGTTATGAGAAGCAGGTGCAATCCGGGCCTGACGGCAGTATTGCCCAGACCACGGTGCGCATGGGGTTTCTCAATTCACGGCTGGCCGCCCTGGCGGCCTACCATGCCGAAGCCCACACGGTCAAGGTCACCCCGAAGATGCGCCGGTTTCTCTTTGCCGCGGGCTTTGGGATCGGCAAATCGACGCTTACCATACCGGCCCGTCCCCATGTGGAGCCGGTGTACCGCAAAAACCAGGCCCGCATCGCCGGGTTTGTGCAGCAGCGCATCAACACGGCCTGGGCCGGGGGTGACCCCAAGGGCATACCGCCGCCATTCTGATGAGAACGAAATGATTCCGGATTTTTACCAAAAACAGGAAACCGGCGTTTCATGCTGACCACCACCGCCATTGCCACCACCATCTTCGAGGCCCTGCGGGACGACGCCGCCCTCCTCGAGGAATGCCAGGACCGGTTTGACACCCCGCACCTGGTCTGCCTGGGGCTGTCCGGGGAGGACGGCCCGGCGCCGGAGGAGTGCCCGGTCTTTGAGGTGATCGCCTGGAATAAAGAGCGCGGCATCGCCCCCGACAACTGGCCCTTTGCTTTTTCCGTCAATGTTTTTCTGCGGGATGAGTCCAGGGAATATGACACCACGGTCAGCGGTGTCCGGACCATCGTTAACCAGGGCCCGGAATCCCTGGAAGTCATCATGGACCTGGCCGAAACGGCGATCCGGGCCGCCCTGGCGGGCCTGGATTTTGACGACCTGGCCTTTGATTACGATGCCATCAGCTTTTTCCCCTTGTTCGCCGGGGCTTTAAATATCAATGTCTCATACCCGAAGCTAATTGGCGGGTTCACCCCCACACTTTAGGAGGACATTACCATGGCTCAAGCCAGAGGGAGCGCCGCTCAAGTGGTGCTTGATTTTGAAACGTCTTATGGGGCTGACCCGAATTCCGCGGCCGGGATATTGGTGCCCTTTAATTACCCCTGGGATTTGAAGGCGGTGCGGGATCTGAAGGACGGCAACACCCACCGGGGCCGCCGGGACGGGGCCATGCCGTTTTACGGCAACTCCGACGCCAAGGGCGGCGTGGTGGTGCCTGTGGACCAGGTCGCCATCGGCTACTGGCTCCGGGCCTTGCTGGGAGCGCCTACCACGGCGCCGCCGTCTTCGGATACCCTGGACAACGCCCCAGCGGTGGATAAGGTGGGCGATTTCGTGGGGCTTCCCATCACCGGGCACGCCTTTGTGGCCGGGGAGACGGTGGTGATTGACGGCACCATCAACTATGACGGCACCCACGTCATTGCCTCCAAGACCACCAATGAGATTGTCATTCCCTCCCTGTATGTGGCCGAGACTTTCGCCGGGACCGAAACCTGTGTCTCCGGAAAATACACCCACGTCTTCAAGCCCGCCTCCGCCATTGAGTCCCTGGTGCTGGAGGCCGGGTTTACCGACATCAATCAGTATCACAAATTCAACGGCGTCAAGGTCAATAAATTCGCCATGGACATCAGCGGCGACGGCGAACTTACGGCCAAGATGGACCTTATCGGGGCTAAAGAAACGGTTGCCGGGACCGCTTATGATTCCGGACCCACCGAGATAGCCTTCGCCCGGTTCCAGACCATGCAGGCCGCCATCCAAGAAGGGGGCGTCCCCATCGCCACGGTCCAGAGCCTCAACTTCGAGATCAGCAACGACCTGGATGGCGATTCCTTTGTCCTGGCCAACGCGGTCCGGGGCGGCCTGCCGGAGGGCGACTGTCTGGTGAGCGGCGTTATCAAGGCCTTGTTCGATAGCGAGACCCTTTACAACAAGGCGGTGGCAGGGACCGAGTCCAGCCTGCAGGTGACGTTTACCGCGGGCCTGCTGTCCCTGACCTTTCTCTTCCAGGAGCTGCTTTACACCCCGTCCACCCCTACCATCGTCAAGGGTGGGGTTTACGTGGAACTGCCCTTCAAGGCCTATTTCGAGAACGGGGCCGCGGACGCCATTGTTCGGGCCATCCTGGTCAACAATCAGGCCTCGTATGCCTAACAAGACCCAGGGGCAGGTCTGCCGGGACGTGCCCCGGCGGGGCGGGGATAGTTTGTTGGGATAGAGCATTTAGTTATCAGTCCACTGTGAGGGGTATATCAATGTTACTTAAGCCAACCAGCGACGCGGGCCTTGTGAAATATGATGACGGCGGTTATTACGTCCTGGTCGCGGGGGAGCGCAGGTATCTTCAGGCCTATCCGGCTAGCGCAAACAATATTGGCATGGCTGGCACGGCTGGATTTGGGGTGGGTATTTGTCCACCGACTGATTTGCCGACCGGCTTCACGCCCCTGGCCGGGCACGCTGACCCCACTTCGGGGAATTATGGCAATTATGTTTATGCCGACGGGTCGGTGATGTGCTGGGTGCCCAAGTTTTATTACAAGATTGGGACGGGGGCGAATGGATTCCCTGTGAACTGGGTAGATATCAAGCCCGCCAGCGCCTACGCCGACACTGCCGCAGCCAACGCTGCGGGTTATGCCCTGCATCGGGCTTTCATCGACGGCGGGGTGGAGAAGTCAGGGTTTTTCTTTGACAAGTACCCCAACAGCAAGGCCGCCTGGGGTACAGGCTATATCGGGTCGTCCATCAAGAACGGCCTGCCTCTGTCCACCCATGCGGATCACAACCCCATGTGGAAATCTCAAATCCCCTGGACGCCTGATACTGTAATAGCCCTGAACGAGTATAGGCGGCCTACGGTAGCTAATGGGTACTCCTATGAGTGTACCGCCAGGGCGGGGGATTTCAAAACCGATCCAGCCACACAACCCCCTTGGCCAACCACTGTTGGCGACACCGTAGTAGACGATCAGATAACCTGGACTTGCAGAGCTTATGTGGGCCTTACGGCGTGCGGCAGCAATGCTTATTTCGAGGCTATCAAGGCTGCTCATGCCCGGGACGGGGTGAATGGAGCTGAAAATGCCTCAAGTATGTTTGCCGTGGGATCACGATTTCAATATGCGGCCTTGGCGCTTTTGTCCCAGGCCCACGGCCTGGCCTCCAAGTGCGAGGCCTGGTGCGCATGGTATGACTGGACCGGGGCCAAGAATTACCCCAAGGGCTGCAACAACAATGCCCTTCGGGACACTGATGACGCCACGGTGGTCTACCTGACTGACGGTTATAGTAACTGCGGCAAGGCCGGGAGCGGCTTTCCTTTTGCTAAAACCACTCACAACGGCCAGGAGTGCGGCATCGCCGACCTCAACGGTCTGATGTATGAGATATCCTTGGGAATGACGTGCGTCGCTGCGGCCAAAAATATTACCGGAATCTCCGAAGCCAATCCTGCGGTAGTAACTATTGTAGGGCATGGTTATGTTACTGGTGACCTCATACAAATCGACTCAGTGGCGGCCCCTATGGCGGTGCTGAACGGCAAAATCTACACGATTATTAAGATTAACGACGACACTTTCTCTCTAACCGGGGCAAATACCACAGCGACGGGGGCATGGGTTAGTGGGGGCACTGCCACTAAGGGCACCTTCTACGCCGCTAAAACCGCCACGGCCATGAAATCCTTTACCTCCGGCAACAGCGCGGCCACCGACCACTGGGGGGCCACCGGGGTGGCGGCCATGATGGACGCTTTCGTTCCGGTATTCGTCACATCCGCTGGCGGGGTATATGCTCAGCGGTATGGCAACGCCTTTAACCAGGTGTTAGCCGAGGACGTCAGCGGCGCTGATTACCTCCTGGCCGGCCTGGGCCTGCCCTTTGCCGTCACCGGTCTAAGCCCCGGAGGCGATAACCTGTTCGGCAAAGATTATTTTTATCAATACATACGAAACGAACTTTGCCCCATCTCCTGTGCGCATTGGAACGACGCGGCCTATGCGGGAGTCTGGGCTCTGGCTTGGCACAGCTACCGGACGTACTCGGGCAGCACTGTGGGCTGGCGTTGCGCCTGTTTCCCTGTGTAGCCGAGTGATAACGAGGCGGGAATGGGGGTGCACAGCGAGCCGAGGCTTTATCGAAAAATGGGGGAGTTATTAAAGCTCTTAAACATCTATCTTAACCATTTTCCCAAGCATGAGAAATACGCCTTATGCAACAACATCAGAAACACGGCTTATGCCATTTACGACCACATCACCGAAGGAGAAAAACGCTATCTCAAGAAAACCACCTTAACCAATCTGGATATCGCCCACGAGAAGCTGCGGATGCAGATCTATCTGGCTTACGAGTTGGGCTATTTCCGGTTCAAGGACGGCAAGCAGGAAGACAAGCACTTTTTGGAACGGGAGGAAAACCGCTTTCAGGCTATCACCGCCCTGGTAGATGAGGTCGGCAAAATGATCGGCGGCTGGATCAAAAAGCTCAAAGACGATAACCGCTGGAACTGAATGTATGGGTTACCTATTAACATGCCCCATCTCCTGTGCGAATTGGAACAACACGTCCAATGCGGGAGTCTGGTATCTGAATTGGAACAACAACCGGACGAACTCGAACAACAATGTGAGCTGGCGTTGCGACTGCATTTCCTCAAACCGCCCTCATGCGGACAGTGGAAGAACAGGGATAGGTTATCCAGCCTCGGGCGAAATCGGGAAAAACCTTCTTCTTGGTAGGACGCAATCCGAAGACCAGAAGGGCTTTATGAAACGATTTGGCAACTTATTTGAACAGGCATTCAGCCGGGGCAACCTATACCAGGCATACCTCGACGCCCGGCGGGGCAAACGGGGTAAGCGAGCCTGCTTTGAATTTGAAATTCACCTGGGAGGCAATCTGGCGGCCCTGCATTCCGAAGTCCATGCCGGCACCTATCGGCCGCAGCCTTATTTCAAGTTCATGGTTTACGAGCCTAAGCCTCGAGTAATCTATGCGCCGTCCTTTCGGGACATCGTACTACAGCACGCAATTTACCGGGTGATCTATCCCGTATTCGATCGCACCTTTATTTCCACCTCTTTTGCCTGCAGGAACGGCTACGGGACGCATAAAGCCAGCGATTACACCCAAAAGGCCCTCCGGCATTATGGTGGCGACTCCTATGTTTTGAAGCTCGATGGGCGGAAGTTCTTTTACTCCATCGACCGGCAGATTCTCCGGGAACTGATCGAACGCAAGCTCAAGGATCGCCGCCTGGTGGAAGTGATGATGCTGTTCGCCGACACCGGCGACCCCCTGGGCATCCCCATCGGCAACCTCCTGAGCCAGCTTTACGCCCTGATCTATCTCAATCCGGTGGATCATTTCATCAAGCGGGTCCTGAAAGTTAAGCATTATGCCCGCTATGTGGACGATATGGTGCTGGTGGGCCTCAGCCGGGAACAGGCGCTGGCTTACCGGGACCGGATCGTAGGATTTCTAAGAAGCAGCCTGCACCTGGAATTATCCAAATCCACGATCCAGCGGGTCAAGCGAGGGGTTAATTTTGTCGGCTACCGCACCTGGAAAACGAAACGAATCATCCGCAAATATAGCCTTTATAAATTCAGCCGGAGATTGAAGGCCGGCGACCAGCAGGCGGTAGTGTCGCTGTTGGGGCACGCCAAGGGTACTGATTCTCTGCCCTACATGCTGCGCCTGGCAAAGGCCGCCCCGCACTCCATCCGTTTGCCCCGGACCTATCAAAAATTACAGGAGGCGATGGCATGACCCCCGAAGACCAACTCTCAATCTATGGCAAGGTGCTCGCCGGCTTGGAAACCGAAACCGTTTTGGCCGCACTAGCCCGGATTCATTATCTCAAATTGAAACTGCGGCGCCTTCTGGAACTGGACAATATCGGCGACCCCCAGGATGTGGCCGCGGACATGAATAAGTCCCTGCTCCTGGGCGTAGGCATCCTCTCCGGGGTCATCACCAATGCTGCCATCATCACCCGCTATAAAGCCTACGTCACCGCCCAGGTGCAGCTCTACGGCGGCCCCGCTGCCATCATGGACAAGCTGGAGGCCAACGCTGTGTCCCTGGTGAAATGGCTCACGAAGTTGAGCGTGGCCAAGGCGGCGCTTGTGGCGGCGGAAGATGTAGAAAAAATCATGGCAGTGGAACTGGAGTAACCTATGGAAATCTCAGCATTGATAGCAGACGCTAATGGGGCCTTGCTTACCGGCAAGGCGGCCTCGACTGCCTTAAAGATACGCAGAGTGGCTGACGGATATTTATTGGACTGGAACGACTTGACCTTTAAAGCGTCCGCTTGGACAACTCCCACCACCCCCTTGGTTGAGGTGGATGCCACGAACGTGGCCGGGGTGTATAAAAAAGCGGTAACGATCACGTCCTGGGCAGATGGGTTCTATCAGGCGCTGGTCCACTTCGATGACGGAACGACAGTCCTTAATTTTGAGGGCGAACAATATGTGCAGGGCGGCGGGGAGATTGAAGCGAATTTTCTGGCCGGGATTGTTGAGGGCTCGGTAACCGTGAAAGTGGCTCTCCGGCGTATGCTGGCGGCTTTGGCCGGAAAAGCCAACGGCGGAGGCACTGGCACCCAGCACTATAGAGACATGGCCGATGCCGTGAACCGCATAACAGCCACAGTGGATGCGGATGGGAATCGCTCGGCGGTTTCATTTGACGATTCAGGTGCATAAATGAGCTATCCCTACTGGCCCAAAACGTATTGGCCTAAAACGTATTGGCCCAAAGAATACTGGCCTGGGGGTATGGGAGAGGCGGGGTATCTCCTGGCAATCCAGGATGCTTCCCACACCCACGCGGCTGATTCCCCGAGCCTAACTCAGACGCATCTGCTGGCCGTCCAGGACACTTCTCACGCTCATTCGGCTGACTCCCCGGCTTTGACCCAAACCCATCACCTGGCTGTAGCAGACGCATTACACGCCCACACTGCCGAGTCACCAGCATTAACCCAAACCCATAACCTTGTCGTCGCTAATGCGGCCCACGGCCACACCGCCGATAACCTTGAGCTTGTCCTGACGGTTCCTCTGGCGATTCAAGACTCAGTCCACGCTCACACCGCCGAATCCCTGGTCTTGGTTCAAAATCATTTACTGGCGGTCGCTGACGCACAGCACGGTCACATCGTTGACCCGATAATTTTAATCCAGACGCACCTTCTGGCGGTTGCCGATGTATTTCACGCCCACACGGCTAACAATATCACGTTCTTTGCCCCCGCCCCGGAAATCTACGGGAATTTGCAGGTTTCGATCTTAGCCCGCCTGTTGTCGGCTACCCCGTCATGCAAGCAATTATCCGTATCCCTGGAGGTTTGATATGGCAAAATCCGTGCACGATGATGTTCTCGACGGCGCCCTGAACATTATCAAAAACAACGCTAATTTGATGTGTGTTTGTTCCGCCCAGCCTACTACCCGGGCAGAGGCCATTGCCACCTATATGCTGGCGGATATTGCCATGGCCCCCGGTGATTTCATCGCTGCCGACGGCGACGCCGGGGGGCGGAAATTAACCGTTGGGACTAAAACCGACGTGGTGACCAACCCCGGCACGGCGCTTTTTGTGGCCCTGGTGGACGGGTCCCGACTGCTCTATGTCACCACTTGTACCAGCCAGGCCCTCACCGCGGGCAACCCGATCACCTGGCCGGCCTGGAAAATCACCTTGGGTGACCCGACCTAAAGGGAGGTGCCCGTGGCCAAAATAATTTTAAAGCAGGGCGAAGCCAAGACCCTCACCTTGACCGTGATCGATCAGAACGGAGCCGCCGTGGATCTTTCCGGGGCCACGTTGCTCCTGGGAGTCAAAAAGGACAAAGCCGACGCCGCCTACACCTTTTCCAAACTGGATGCCGCCTTTACCAAGACCCTGGCGGCCCAGGGGGTCGTGACCGTTGACCTGACGGCCACGGATACCAACCAGCCGGAGGCGACCTATATAGGGGAACTTCGGTGTGCCTGGGGAGGTGGAGCGGTGACCGAGAAGAGCGCCGATTTCTATATCCAAATCAGGCGGGCGGTGACTTAGAACCCTGAACCTGGAGGAAAAATGCTGACCATCGCCACCGGCGACAAACGCCTTGAAATTGATTACCAGGGGACCACCGTGGCTGTAGTCCTGGCCCCGGTGAACCTCACCAGTCAACTGCAGTCCCTGGAATGGGCCAGGCAAAACGGTCTATGGAAAATTGAGCCCGGCGGCAACGGCGGCCAGGAGGCCGGGGTAGTTTCCGCCATCGCCTTCGACCGGATTGAACTGCTGCGCCGCATCAAGGCCTGGGAAGGGCTGGTGGACGGTGAGGGTAAAGAACTCCCCTGCACCGATGAAATGAAGGTTCTGGTCTTCGGCCAGCAACCGGGCCTGGTAAACCTGATCCAGGAGCAGATCCAGGCGGCGGCGGAGGCGGAAGGAAAAAACTCCGGGCCCTCGCAGGCTGGTTAGGACGGCCGGCGTCCGCCTGGGAGGCCTGCCGGGCTTGCCGGCAGGCTCGCCAGGCTGATCCGGCCTGGTCCTGCGAGGGCTGCGAACAGCAACAACCGGGCGTGGCGCCCGGCAATCTCCTGGCCTGGCTGGCCTGGGCCAAACTTGAGGCGGCAATTTTCGACGGCATGGGGGGCATCAACATCGCTGGCATCGAAGCGGGCTTGAGACTGTTGGAGATCCCCCGAAGTGTCAGGCCCGAATTGTTTTCCAAACTCATGACCCTGGCCCGGGGCATCTTGGAACAGAGGCATAAACATGGCTAATGACGGCAAGGTAGTCATTGAACTGGTGGGTAAGGACAACGCCACCCAGACCTTTGTCAAGTCCATGCAGGACATGGCGAGTTCCGTCAAGAACCTGGAGGCCTCCGGGCAGGGGCTGGGGTCTGTGGGGAGGATGCTGGGTAGCCTGAAAGGGAATGTGGTGAGTTTGGCGGCGTCCTTTGCCGGCGGTCTCACCGTCGGGAACTTCCTGAAAGAGTTTGACAAATTGGCCGCCAGCGAAAGCGCCCTGCTGAAAATGGCCAAGCGGCTCAATGATACGGTGGAAAATGTCTCGGCCCTGGGTTATGTGGCCAAAAAAAGCGGCATGGATGCCGACGCCTTCAACATCGCCCTGGAGCGGATGCAGCGCAACGTCTCCAACGCCGCCAAGGGGGTGGAGCAGGCCACCGGCATGGTGGATGAGTTCGGCGAGCCGGTAGGCAAGGCCGGCAAGGCCCTGGATGAACTGGGTTTGCGGGCGGAGGTCCTCAATACCTTGCCGCTGCCCCAAAAACTCAAGGAAATTTCCGCGGCCATGAAGGACAACGTGGACCCGGCGGACCAGGCCCGGATCGCCCTGGAACTGTTCGGCAAGAGCGGCGGCGGTCTGGTGCTGGCCTTGAAAGAGGGTCCGGAAGCAATCCAAAAGTGGATTGACCGGTATAAGGAGCTTGGCGGGGTGCTCACCACCGAAGGCGCCGAGGCCATGAGCAAGGCCAAGTCCGCGGCGGGGGACCTGTCTATTGCCTGGGGTAATTTTAGCCGGGAAATGTATGAGGAGGTCGCTCCAGCGATTACCTATGTAATAAACCGGCTTACCGATTTAGTTGTGGCGGCTAAGAAATCTGCCCGATACCGTGCGGATATTGTGTCAGGTGTGCACACCGGTGATTTTGGAGAATGGGCCGATGAACATGGTGTTGGACCCCCCAGCCTTCCCACCGGCGGCGGCGGAGGCGGCGATTGGGGCGAAGATATCCGCAAACCCCCCACCCGGCAGGCGCCCGCGAAACCCGGCGGTGGCGGCGGCAGGAGCATGGCCGACGACATTCAAAAAGAGATCGACAAGCTCAACAAGGAAGTGGATGCCGCCCGCAAGACCGCCATGGACAGCATCAATGAGACCTGGCGATCTAATTTTGATCTCAAGCAACAGTCGGTTCAAGCCATACGGGACCGGGTCAAATTGGAAGCGGACGCGACCAAAGAGACTTCAACGCTGTGGGACTCGGTGCTAGGGGATGAAAAACTTTCTTATCGGGACCGGCTTGCCGCCGCCAACAGTTATAAAGTTGCCCGGATTCAGGTCATAGACGATGAGATCACGGCTATTAAGGAAAAATACGGCGCTTTGATTGGCCCGGATGCCCTGGAATCTTACCGCAAGTCCCAGATTAACGCCGTCAACAAGCATGTTCAATCAACCATAAATCCGGAGGCGTTCAGCTGGGAATCGGCCTGGAAGCAGGCCGCGGCAAACGTCCAGACCTCATTGAGCGGCACTATTTTCGCCCTCATGACCCAGACCAAAACCGCCGGCGATGTGATCACCAATATTACCAACAGCGTCTTGCAGATAATCAGCGAGATGGCCGCACAGGCAATCATGAATCTGGCCAAGATGGCCATGCAATCCACCAGTTGGTGGGGTGGCGGCGGGGACGGCGGGGCCTTTGCCGGGGCCTCTATTTCCGGCGGGGTCTTTGCTCACGGCGAAGTGTTCCAACGATTCGCCCGTGGCGGGGTGTTTCATTCCCCCCGGGTTTTCCCCATGGCCGTCGGTTATGGCTTGATGGCCGAGGCCGGGCCGGAAGCGGTCATGCCGTTAACCCGGATTGGGGGGGATTTGGGGGTCAAGGTCGTGGGCGGCGGCAGCGCCCCGGTCAACATCACCATCAACAACAACGCCCCCAACACCCAGGCCAGTGCAGAGCAGGGCCCCAGCGGCGATATTGTCGTGACCATCGACCAGATGACCGCCAAGGCCTACGCCCGGCGGGGATCGTTGTACAAGGCGATCAACAGCGGCGGCGGCGCCACCAAGAGGTAAGGGATATGTCCCAAAACTGGCCGGATACGCTCCCCCAGGCCTGGCTCCAGGAAGGTTATCAGGAAACCTTGCCGGAGGTTGTGATCCGTTCCGAGATGGATGCCGGACCGGCCAAAGTTCGCCGCCGGTTCACCGCCCAGGTGACCCCGATCAAGAGCAAGATGAACCTGACCTCGGCGCAGAAAGGCTATCTGGAAATCTTTTTTAACACCACCACCGCCGGTGGCAGCCTGTCTTTTACCTTCCCCCATGACGGGTCCGAGGTCTTAAGATTTACCAAGCCGCCGGTGTTTTCGTCTAAAGGCGGATTGAACTGGACCGCGGATTTTGAACTGGAGAAACTGCCATGAGCCGGGATGTGTCCCTGGATTTCATCGCCGCGGTGAACGCCCAGGAAACCGATGAGGCGTTTATCGTGTTGGTGACCATCGATCACCCGGACCTGCCGGAGCCGGTTTATCTGAACAACTCCGGGGCGAACCTGGTAAGCCGGACTATTCCCTTCCTGGCCTGCCCCTTCCAGCCGACCTTGTCGGATGATTCGGATGACCGCCCTCCCCAAGCGAAACTGGTCATCGACAACATCGACCGGACGCTGGTGGCCTCGCTCCGGCTGGCGGCGGCGGGTGGCGTGGCCCCGGTGGTAACGTTGGAGCTGGTGAAGGCCTCGGCCCCAGACGTGGTGGAGGCGGCGTTCACCGATTTCGAGATGCGGGAAATTACCTACGACAGCCTGACCATTGAAGCGATCTTGACGCTGGAAGGGTTATTCAAGGAGCCGGCCTGCGGGTACAGTTTCAGCCCGACTTATTTTTCAGGGTTGTATTAAATGGGCGGAAAAAACATTAAAAAATTGAACCTCACTGAATTTGCCCGCCTGGCTATCGGGGTCCCCTTCCTGGACCAGGGCCGGGATTTTCCCGGCTGGGATTGCTGGGGCCTGGTGGTCAGGGCCTACCGGGAGTGTTTCGGGGTGGAGTTGCCGGGGTATGAACATATCTCGGCCCTTAACTCCCGGGAGGCCGGGGAAATAATTGACGCACAGAAACAGCTTTGGATAGAGGTAGAGGCGCATCAGGAGCGCCCTGGTGATGTGATTGTGCTCCGGGAGGGGTCTTGGCCCTGCCATGTGGGGTTGGTGGTCAAGGCGGGGCTCATGCTGCATGTGGACATGAAAATTGAGACATGCGTAGAGTCTTATAACGCGGCCGCCTGGAAAAACCAGGTGATCGGGATTTACCGCCATGCAGAACTTGCCGGTTCCCTCTGAACCTCAACCATTGCGGGTCGTGGCCTGCCCGCACCCGTTCAAGGTGGCCCACGAAGAGCACTCCTTCGCCCCGACCATATCCCTGTCTCAAATCCTCCAGGAAGTCCAGCCTGACGCCCTCCTACGGCGCCGGGCGCATATTTGGGTAAACGATAAATATATTGATCCCGGCAAATGGGACAGCACTTACCCGGAGCCTGGGTCTAACATCGATATCCGCGTGGTGCCCTCCGGCAAGGTGGGGCGGATTATCGGAAGTATTTTTATTGCCATTGCTGCGATTGTGGTGGCTGTCGTAACCACGGTGTTGACGTGGGGTGCTCTCGGCCCCATGTGGGCTGGGATTGCGGGTAGCCTGGCGGGGGCGATCGTCGGCATGGCCGGAAACCTGGCCCTGAACGCCCTGTTCCCGCCGGTCAAGCCCGGCGGCGGCGGAACCATTGGCGCTTTGTCGGGTGTGTCGCCGATTGGTTTGGATTATGGAGGCAGTCAATCTTCCCCAACCTTATCCATTACCGGGGCTCAGAACAAGGCGAATCTTTGGGCGCCGGTGCCCTTTATCCTGGGCAAGTTCCGGGTGGCGCCGTTCTACGGGGCGCGGACCTACACCGAGAGCGCCGGGGCCGATCAGTACCTCCGCCTCCTGTTTGTCTGGGGTTTTTCTCCGGTGCAACTGGAGGACCTCCGCATTGCCGATACTATCCTGGAAAACTATCAGGGGTTGGAGGTTGAGCACCGCAACCTGACCCTGCTCCTGTCGTCCCAGACCATCGCCATTAACGTTACGGCCAAGACCTTGATCCGGACCTCCGGCAACTGGCTCCTGGACGGGATCAAGGCCGGGGACACCGTGACCCTGGGCGGCTGCACCACGCCGGCCAATGACACCACCTACCTGATTTCCGAGGTCACGGCCCTGGTGCTGACTTACACCACCAGCACCGCCACCACCACCGAGGCCGGGAACGGGGTTCAGACGGCCTCGATCACCTACGGCGATGATCCTCTTACCCTTTACACCGTCAACATCCAGGAAGAGGCCCTGGGCATTGAATTGGAGCAGAACGTCGAAAACACCCGCACCTCGGAACAGGACGCCGACGAGCTTTCCATCGACGTGGCCTGTAACAGCCTCATGGGGTTGACCTCTGAAGGCGGTACTTATGCAATAACGGTGAATTTCACCGTGACTTACCGGGAAACCGGCACCTCGGGGCCCTGGCTTACCCCTTCCGGAACCGACGGCAAGGGTGACCCTGCCACCGCCATCACCATGACCGGCAACACTAAATCCCAGGTGCGCGGCAACCTGCGCTGGAAGCCTGCGGCCCGCGGCCAGTACGACATCAAGGTGAAGCGCCTTACCCCCCCCGATACCATCTGGACCTCATCGGTGAGTTACTGGGTGGCCTTGCGCACCATCACCAATGAAGACCCTATAGATTTCCCGCACCCCCTGGCCAAAACCGCCATGCGCATCAAGGCCACGGGGCAGCTTAACGGCACGGTGGATGAATTCAAGGGCACCCTCACCAGCATTTGCCTGGATTGGGATGTGGACACCGAGACCTGGATCACCCGGGCGACGCAAAACCCTGCCAGCCTCTACCGGCTGGTTTTGCAGGGTGCCCAGAATCAAAAACCCTTGGCAGACTCCCGGATCGACCTGCTGAATCTCCAGTACTGGCACGCATATTGTGTGACTCAAGCCTGGAAATTCAACAAATATATTGACTATTCGGCCACGGTTGAAGATCTCCTGAGGGAAATTGCCGCCGCCGCCCGGTCGGCCTTCTCCCGGATTGATTCCAAAGTGGGGGTGATCATCGACGAACCCCAGACCTTCACCATCGGCCCGGCCTTCACTCCGCGTAATATCCTCAAGGATTCCTTTCAATCCACCATTACCATCGTGGACCGGCCCCACGCCTTCCGGTGCCCCTTTGTCAATGAGGATATGCAGTACCAGCAGGATGAGCGGATAGTCCTGGCTGATGGCTATCAGATTGACGGGAAAGATGCCTGGGGGGTGTCACACCCGGAATACCCGGCCGCCACGATCTTTGAGCAACTTGACCTCCCTGGGGTCACGGACCCGGAGTTGGTCTTTCGACATGCCCGCTACCATTACGCTGTGGCAACCCTGCGCTGCGAGACTGTCCAATTCGACACCGATATCGAATGGCTGGTGGCCACCCGGGGGGACCGGATCAAATTCGCCCATGACGTGATGTTGACGGGGCTTTCCTGGGGGCGGGTTAAGACCCTGGTTATGGAGATTATTGGATACACAGAAGACGACCCGCCGGAACCAATTTATTCGGGGAGTTTGGCTGGTGTAACGGTTGATGAACTTCTCCCCATGGAAGCCGGGAAAGATTACGTTCTCCGGTTCCGCCTGGCCGATAATACCAGCCTTCTTTGTCCCATTGAGACGGGGTCAGGCGGATGGTTTAAAGAAGGCTGGTTTAGCTCTGAATGGTTTGCAAGTTCCGAAGACGCACTAAAAACGGCGATCTTTGCGACTCCGATCCCGGCGGCGGGGGACTGGCCGGCGGTGGGGGACCTGTTTCTCTTCGGTGAAGCGGATCTGGAGGCCATCGATCTGATCATCAAATCCATTCAGCCGAACAGCGACCTATCTGCCACGGTGATTGCGCTGCCCTATGACGAAAACATCTACCTGGCGGACGTGGGCACTATCCCGGCCCATGATCCGAAAATAACCGCCCCGGTGGAATGGTGGTCCCCGGTAATTTCCTGGATCAGATCAGACGGCACGGTGCTGTTTCCCATCCCCGGGGGCGGCTGGCAGTCCCGCATTTTGGTAAACCTGACTCGGCCGTCCGCCCTGGATAGCCAGATTACCGGCGTTCAGTGTCAGTTTTGGGTGACCGGCAGCGATGAGGCCGCAGTCACTCTTCCGGTGGTGCCCCTGGACACCGGCGAGGTGTCTATCATGCCGGTGACTGACGGCCAAAGCTATGACTTCCGCCTACGCTATGTCAAAAAGGACGGTTCTCGAGGTCCATGGGGCGCCACCGAAACTGAGGTGGTGGAGGGTAAGACGGCCCCGCCGGCTGATGTGACCGGGTTCTATGTCATGCAAGTGGAGAACGTGATTACCGCCCTCTGGACTGCCATACCGGATTTAGATCGGGCCAGTTATGAAATCCGTTATGGCGAAGTGGGGGAGCCCTGGTCAGCCGGCATCCTGGTAAACGGCGAATACAAGGGTAATTCGTTCACCACCACCAACCTTCCGCCGGGCACCTGGGACGTGATGATTAAAGCCCTTGACACCTCGGGGAACTACTCAACCAATGAGGCCCGGAAAACCTTTCAGGTTTTTCAGTTCTACGCGATTTTGAGCAGCGTGGAGCGTCGGCCGCTTTGGGAAGGCACGTTGGTAAACCTGGTGCGCAATCCCTTGACTGGCAACCTAAACCCGGATGATCAAGACATCCCGGACGGCGATGATTTCGACGTGTTCGACAACTACGTGGTCAATCCTTACAGCGAGATAAGCTACACCAGCCCGGAAATAGACTTGGGTTCTGATGAGGTCGCCCGGGCCTGGGCCCGGATTTACAGCAATTTAGGGCCGGGAGAAACCGGCACCAAAAAACCGCTTCTTTCCCTGGATTACAAACTGGCCGGCGGGGCTTACGACGGTTTCGAGAGTTGGGGCATCGGCTATTTTGAGGGGCGGTATGTCAAGTTCAAATTATTTGTTGACCCTGCGGTCGGCGTATTGAGGCTGACGGGGTTTCAGCCGACCATTGACCAGGCGGCGTAGAGGTTCAAGATGGCCACTATCCCAGAACTCGTAATTAGACTGGAAAAACGGATTATGGTTTTGGAACGGTTGGCCGGGGTCGAACCGGTTGCAGAAACCTTAATACACCCGAAATCTGGGAGTCAGGCTGATTTCCGGGCTACTGAAGCCGCCAAAAAAATTGACAGCGAAATAGTCAAAGGGGAATCCACATGAGTGTAGGCACCTTTTTACAGCCAGACCATGAGACTCAATCTGGGTCTGTCTATAAGGCGGCTATCGATAATTCTTTAGCGGTCTTGGCCCGGATCGGCCAGATGTTCGCCCCCCATGAGCAAAGCACCCCGAACATGACCGTGCGGATCGACCCCGGCCCGGTTTGGGTAGGCGGGGTTCTCACCGAAAAAGCGGCCCAGAACTCAGCCACGATCATAGCTCCAGTAGGCAATCCGCGTATTGACCGGGTAGTGATAGACGGTCAAACCGGAGTAGTCTCGGTTATTACTGGCACTCCTGCCGGGTCCCCTACTGCCCCTGCCATAACCTCCGGGAAGTTGCCGGTTTGTCAGGTTCTGCTCCAGACCACCTCCACCGTGATTACTAACGATATGATTACGGACGAGCGGGTCTCCGGGGCAGGGTCATCAGAAGCATTCCCAGTTAATGGAATTTATGCAAATCAGGGGGGCGATCCGGCCACCGAACTTGGTTATGGGGTCTGGTCTGCGATGGACGAGCGTTTGGGGTTTGTCTCCGTTTATCCTCCGGCCTTCGATACCAATTTTGTGAAGGCAACTTCGGCAGACTACTCTCCTGCCCATCAAGCAGCTAATCCGGCGAACTCTTTGATGGGGGCAGAATCGAACGGTTGGGGGACTGTTGCCTCCAACAGCCAGAGGTTTCACATCGATCTGGGATCTGCAAAAGTCGTGACCCGTCTCTATTACGAAAACGAGCATAATACCGGCGCTGAAACTGGCAAAGGGGTTAAAAATTTTACTCTTTGGGGATCGAACACCCCCACAGCTTTTGCTGAACTGACTTATGGAACCGATACCAACTGGACCCAATTAACTACCGACATAACTCAATTTGCGCAACATGTTGCTGCCGATCAGTCTGACCCTCATTTTGTGAAAGTGACAAATTCAGTCGCTTATAGATATTATGCCATAAAAATTGCCGACAACTGGGGCACGTCAAATATGTGGGCGCGGCGCTTTGAATTGCAGGTTGGTCATTATCTTTGGTTGAGGACATCTTAATAGTTTGTTGGGTGGAGAGAACGAATGAAAACGCTCATTTTAACTGCATTGTTCTTGTGCATGCTGACTTGCTGAAACAAGATTGGAGCACACCTGAGAAAGGGCTGACAGCAGTGGTCAAATGCTTTGGTAGCACAACAGAGAAGCACCAATCTGCCATGTTGGGGTCTGTAGACAAACAAGTAATAACTGAAGGAACTTCAGGAGGCGGTGATGAGAAATAAGGGTTTAGTATTGATTGTGGTTATGGCCGTAATTCTGGCCTTTATGTCGCCGTCCTTTGGTACCATGGCTACTACTACGCACGGATTGCCCAAGCCTGCCTATGGTGATTCTGGGTCGGCAAAGGCCACCGAATTTAATGCGGCTATGGACGCCTTCGATTTGTGGGTTTCAGCGACGATGCTGACTTCTGCGGCTCTCGAAACCCGCCTGGGTGGGGCGAGTGCGCCATCTTTGACTGAACTCAGCTATGTCAAGGGTGTAACATCAGCAATTCAGACCCAGATCGGCGCTCTTGGTGCTGGCGGTGTACCCTGGCTCAATGTCGTGGTCAACACCACGAACACCCTGGACGCTATCCTTGCGGCTACACCTGCGGCCGGCACAACGATCCTGGTGCCGAACACTGCCAACACTGCGGCCCGAACCCTTGACGCTTCCAGCAACCGCACTTTACCTGTCGGAGTGTCTTTGAGAGTTGAGATAGGCGCTCCGATTATCGTCCCCACCGGCAGGACTTTTACCATAAACGGCCATTTGGAGGCGGGGCCGTATGCGGTGTTTTCATGCGCCGGGACCGGGATCGTTAAGTTTGCCAGCACTTCGAATCAAACCGCACTGTTCCCGGCCTGGTGGGGCGCTGTGGGCGATGGAACAACCAACGACACTGATGCCTGGCAGAGATGTTTTAACACTGCGGTATTATATGCAAGCGGGACTTACGGTTATTTCACGGTAGAGGCCACGAGCAAGGCTAAATACCTGGTTGAAGAAATAATCGTGAGTTCGGCATCGGACCCGTTCTTCATCCACATCAAGGGAAACAACTCAACTTTTGTCCAGGCTACCACGAATAACATTCTGACCATAGCGGCTATTAATTCGATGGTCAGGATTTCGGATTTTTACTTTTCAGGGGCAACAGGCAATAATGGTTATGGAATTGCTTTTGGTGCGGCGAACACATCTGCCAACATAAAAATCTATAACTGCCGTTTCAATAAATTTGCCTCCGGGGTCTATGGCTTGTATAGCATCGGAGTGGCAATAGAAGACTGCGAGTTTTTCAGTGGCAACAACGGGATCAAGGAGTTTACTACCAACAGCTCTCATGTCTCGAATGTGTGGAGCATCAATCGGTGTTTGTTTAACGCCAACGTAGCGGCGGCAATCGACATTGATTCCTCAGTATCGGGCGGCAATGCTGGCAACTACTCAATTAAAGATTGTATTTTTGAAGTGCCGGGGGCCGAAGCCATTAAGATGAATGGCATTTATCGGTTTCTAATCGATAACTGCTACATCGAGGGCGGAGCCAACCTGAACGCCGACAACCCGATTATGCGCCTTACCTCGTGCAGCAACGGGGAGATCAAGCGGGTCGGCTTTGGCTGGAGCACAGCAAATCTTACCGCCACTGATGCGGTCTATATGACCGACTGCCATAATATTCTTTTTGACCAATGCACCCACAACTGGCAGGGGACCGGCAGCACCTATAAGGGGTTTTACAAGACCACCAACACCGGGGCCACTGTCTTAACCACCTGCCACAGCATTGAGATCAAGCGGCTCAATGCTTGGGATAACAAATACTCTATCCTGACAAGTGGAAATAATCCCATAGCTCGGATCACCGAAGGCAAGATTTGGCCTTTTGTGATTCAACCGCCTGAGTTCATCACCTACAGCCCGGGGCGAGGAGAGCTGCAGGAGGCTTGTTCTTCGACTTCCATGATGGGGCTTTTTGATGTGGGTAGCATTACCGTCACCAACGCGACACTCACCAAAGACGAAACCATCACTTATAATGGACACCCGACTTACAGGGTAGAGTGGACCGGCGCAACCCCTTCAATCACCTTTGATAATTTCTTTGACGCCTCAACCGCCACTTCCCATTGGTCTGTTGGCCAGTTTTTCTATCGGAGCGACACCGCCCAGGTGGTCGATATTGTTTTCGGCACGACTACCGATCCAGGGAAGTCTTATAATGTGCCCATATCAGGCGATGGCGCCTGGCGGTCCTTTGCCAGTCCACGTTATTCTGCCAACACCGCCACGACTCACCGTTTAATGGGGATCACGACTTCCACGGCTTCTTCTGGAAAAATCTGGATTGCCATACCATCCTATCGGCATTTTGGGAATTACAGCGGGGCCGCGGCTGGGATGTGTATTCGCAGTTATTATTAAGGGGATATAACAATCAGCCATGTTGCGAAAGGGAAGGGATGATGGCAGACATATTTTGCCCGATCCATAAAGATATTTCGCAGAAGATCGATAGCATTGTTGCCATTCAAGGCACTCGGCATTGTGGAAGTCATGATGCGATGATAAAGGGGTTGAATGAAGATATGGACAGGGTTGAGGTGGATAATAAAGATCAGTGGACCGCTATTAATAGCCTCCGCAGATTAGTTTACATGGGAGCGGGAGGAGTTGCAGCAGCTGCATTCTTCGGATCTGTTTTGGGCAACGTCATTGCAGGGCTGCTCAAAAAAGGGATGTCACCATGAGTAAATATTTGGTGGTAGATGACCTGCTTTTTATCAACGGCTCTCCGGTGCCTCAGTATCCGGCCCCGGATCGGGGAGGAAAGATCGTTCCCCGGCTGATCGTGATCCACTATACGGCGACAAAGAGCCTGGCAAGTCCTCTGGGTTGGCTCACCAAAAGGGATGATGCTCATGTTTCGGCCCACCTGATTGTGGATAAGGACGGAACGGTTTACCAGTTGGTCCCCCTCAACATTGAAGCATGGCACGCCGGGAAATCTGAATACGAAGGGCAGCGCAACGTCAACCGCTTTTCTATCGGGATTGAGAACGTAGGCACAGGAGAGCATTGGCCGGTGGAGCAGATAGAAGCTAACCGGGCGATTATTGAGGCTTTGTTTGTGGCTTATCCGATTGAAGATGTGGTGGGCCATGAGGACATAGCTACTCCGGCGGGCAGGAAGTCTGACCCAGGTCCTCGGTATCCTTGGGATAAAGTTACAGAGGAGGTGTAAGGTGGAGTCAAAAGTTTGGTGGCATAGTAAACAAATCTGGGTAGCTATTATAGCGGCGGTGGCCACTGCATATCAGGCCAAATTTGGGTTTATTGTCAGCCCGGAGATTCAAGGATATGCTCTCACCGTCATCATGGTAATCTTGCGGGCTGTCACCAAGGAACCTGTATCTTTAACAAAGCCGGAGGAATGATGCTAACCGTCCTACATCCTGGCGCACCCTACTCTATCCCGGTGTATGCTGGCCGGGAATACCCGGGGGTGGCCGTTACGCACAAGCCGCCGCCTGACTACTGCCCAAGATGTGAAGACCCTCTGGCATTCGATTCTGAGCCGATCTACCATTCGGGTTACGGGTGGTTCTGTCACAGGTGCAAGTTGCCGAAGGATCGGTAATGCCCGATCTCACCTGGCCGAACATCATAGCATTGATTCTGCTGGCGATCTTGGCGGTCCCGGTGGGGTGTCTGGCCTGGAAGATTCGAAAAGGGAAACGGATTAAAATTGATAGGGAGGATCTATGAAAAAGGTTTTGGTGATGCTTCTGGTAATGGCAATGATCTCCGGCTGCGCCGGGTTTGGCAAATGGTCTACCGGGGCGCAAAAAGTCGTGGATATGATCTGCGCACCGACTCCAGAACAGCAGGACACAGCCGCCAAGATGCTTGCGGCCCTTGACGCCGCACAAGCCATTGGTGCGGTCTTTTATCCGCCCTTGGGGATAGAACAGGCTTCGGCGGTTTTGAACGTCATACGGGGCGGAGGGTGCTTCCTGGTTACCCAATTGACGGAAGCCTTCAAAGTGGTGGACGCCGCTAACGAGGCTGTCCAGGCCAAGCAACTGAAGATGGTCAAGATGGCGCCGGCTGCTCTGCCGGAGTACGCGCCCTTGCGGAAGTTCATAAAATGAAGCTGGTCGCCATTGTCTGCCTGGTTTTGATCACTATGTCGCCGGCGGCAATGGAGGCTTTTGGCCAGATTACCGGGGCGGTGATTCTCTCCGGCACTTGGGATTTAGGGGAAGGCGAGGCGAGTATCGCAGCCGTGGGGGTTCTACACGGCCTGGTGTGGGATATTGAGTGCGACTGGATAGCCGGGAGGCCGAAATGTCTGGTTTTCAAGAACCCGAGAACAAGCCTGTGAGCATCCCCCAGGCGTCCTATAAGCTCACCCTTTGGGTTCTGGTCCTGGGAATCCTGGTGGCCTTCGGGATGATGGTCTGGGCCAGCATGGAGAGGTGGTGATGAGACGGCGGCTCCACTGGCGGCCGGCGCCCCCGGATGGCAGAAATTATCTCATGGCAGAACGCCGGGCCGCGGCTCCCAGGCCAATCAAACCCGTGATATTTCTAGTCAATCCTCCGGTGAAAGATCAGGGGGATGAGGGCTCCTGTGTTTTTAATGCCACTGCTACAATGCTAGAGGCCCGGCAGGGGATCATCGACGGCCAGTATCCCCCGGTTGAGCTTTCCCGGCATTACGCCTATTACAAGTACCGGGAACGGTATGGCAGTATCCACGCCGATCAGGGCGCCTCAATCTTCGAAGCCCTCAAGACCCTGGCCGGAACTGGAATATGTCGGGAAGACCTTTGGCCTTATGAGCCGGATTATTTTGCCCGGGTGCCCTCGTCAGAAGCCGATGGCGATGCGAAACTTCACCCCCTGGGGACTTACTATCAGTTGGAATCTTTAGCCGATATGCTGTACTGCATTGACGAGGGCTACGGGTTCGTGGGCGGGATCAGCGTCTATGAGAACTTCCCGGAAATCGTCTGGCCGGGGGGATGGGTGCCTATGCCGGAGGGCAGGTTTGAAGGCGGCCACGCCCTTTATTTCTGCGGCTACGATACACACGCCCGGTTGATGCAGTGTCAAAACTCCTGGGGCGAGTGGGGTGATGCTGGCTATCCGGGCCACGGTTGGATACCGTTTGACTATCTGACCCCGCGTTATTCGGGAGAGTTTTTTACAGTGCGGTAAAGGGAGGGCTTATGAATGACCCCGATGAACCTGGGAGAACACGAGTGGCAGTCGGGCTGGCGGATCGCAGCCGTGCCGACTTTGCAGGGGGTTCTCAGCCTATCCCTGCAACTCATCGCCTTTGTCGGCATGACCCCGGACGGCCCCCCGGATGTGCGGCACTATCCCAATGAGGCCGGCGGCGGCGGGGAGGGGGTGCAGGTCTACCAACCCCTGGTGGAATCATGGCTGGTGATCTCCACGTGGCCGGCGCATGGGTTCACCCGGATCAATCTGAGCTCCTGCAAACATTTTGACCACGGGGCGGTGAGCGGTTACCTGGGGCGGATCGGGAAGGTCCTTATGGGGTGGCACGGGCGGTTGTGAGGCGTGCGGGGATCTGTGCGGGGGTTCCCCAGAAATAGGCCGGAAAAGACGGTAGGGAACGCAAAATAATGGTGCCAACCGTGCGGATTATAAGGCGCTCAGGTGCCGAGGTGTTGCTTTAAGGGCCGGGCCAGCCCCCAACCGTCGCTACTTATGCCCACGGCTATCCCCGGTCGCACCCCGCATGGGGCAAGCGCCGAGAAATTTATTTTGATGGTTTCTCCCGCCAAATACCGGTAATACACTCGCCACCGCATTCACAAATGCCTTCGCCTTCATATCCCGGCTCACAATTTGGGGACGGTTCGCCGCATGGCATTAAGTCATCCAAAGCACAGCCGCAGCAGGTATCGGCGTGCAATAGGCCGTCATATCCATGTGTTTTGAGCCAAGCCGCGGTCATTTCTTGTAAATTCATCCTTTCACCACCCCATGATCCGCTCCAGGC